ACTTCTGCCACCGTAGTACCTAACGGGCGCTAAATAGCCCTTTTTGAGCAGTTCTTGTTGCGATACTGGCACAACCATGTCCTGCCAGAGTAATCCCATGCCTTTGGCGTAAGGCGTGGCTGACAGGCCAACGTAGTACATTTTCTCTCCATCCCATGTCCGTATCATCTCGACAATCTTTTTGCTGATGCTGTGGCATTCATCAACAATGCAAAGGTCGAAGTCCAGCTTATCGTAGCCCCGTCTGGCAATGGTCTGCATCGAGCAGATCTGGATAGGTGCTGCCGGGTTAGCGAGCCAGTGGTCGGCCTGCTGGACCCCGTAGTCAATGCCCCATTGGTCAAGCGCCTCAATCGTTTGCTCTATCAGCCTAATGCGGTCACAAAAGAACACAGCGCGTTTTCTTAAACCAGAGTCATTTACAGAGTCCTGCACAGACTTGAGCATATAGGCTGCCGTGTGCGTTTTTCCGAAGCTACAGCAGGCTGCCAGTAGTACCCGCTTATTGCCAGCCCTGAAGCTGGACCGGATCATGTCAATTGCTTTGGTTTGATGTTCTCTAAGTTGCATTATTTTCTCCCGAAATTTTAGCCACAGTTGTCTTTTTGAACCTTAGGGACACCCCTCAAGTTCATTCAAAGTTCAGAGCCTGTACTCATGATTGCCAATTGGCAGAACGATCAGCATCCATGCAATCTCGTCAGAATCCCCTTGTGTCCACTTAACCTGCTTTATCCATCTGACAATGGCTGTCAATGGCGGTCGGTTCAGTCCCGGACAATCATGATTCACGCAAGTTTACCGCCCTGCCGTTGGTATACCCGTCAGGCGGTCAGTGGTGCATATAGGTAAATTTCGATTGAATTAGCACAAGATGTTGTGTTGGAGCGTAAAAGAAGGGATAATTCACCCATGTCGGGTTCCTAATCTTTTGCTCTTCCTTCAATCGGGATTTAGGTATCTGCAATACCACCGACAACTACATCTTACACCCTTCTCCCGTTGGATGTAAAGTGTGAAGGGGCATTCTGGAACTCCCGCCAGTCTAAGCCCCTTTTTTTATATCTTTCTTTCCCTTCCAATAGCCTTGTCAAACCCCCTGCACTGCGGGCAATACCAGCCCACTCTTACCTTATCAATCGCGTTGATCACCTGCTGCGCTGTTGAACCGCACTGGCATTGTTTTACTTCCATCTTTTCGATCTCTTTTTGCATATTGAAATAATTCTCTGAAAATCTTTTATTGTGTAATTCCGGGGGCGGTTATCTTGCTCGACATTTTCCACTTTTTCAATGCCGATGCGAGAAATAAGTCCGATACGATAGTCAACAATGTTCCCGGATAGATACCGATTACATTTTTTGCACTGCTTGTGGCAGTTATGGGAATGAAATGCAAGATGGGGCGCAGATCCTCTGGATCGGTAGTGACCAGCGTCAGCATCGCCACCATGCCCTGAGGAGTCCATATAAGCCCCGCAGGAGATACATGGCTTCCCCCTATCCCTTACCCTTATGTACTTGTTAAAAGCCTTCTGAGCGTCTCTCTGCCAATCTGAGCGCGTCTTTAGCTTTTCTCGTTTGATTTTAGCTTCTTTGCCGACCACTTTCTTTGCAAATCGCTTTGCCCGGTCAGTTTTCGCGTATTCAGCAAGATGCTCAATCGAGCAGAAGGATTTCAGGCTGGAGATGATCGCATCAGTCTCTGGGATCTTCTTCCTGCACTGGGCGCAGCGTCTTGTTTTCATCGAGTTCCTTGATCGCTAAAAAATACGGCCTGACAAAATTGCGGTAAAACAAAACCTCAAGAGACACCAGCAGGTCATACTGTTCTTTAAGTTGCTGCCTACTCATGCCCTCCAATCCGTTCAGTAGCTGGTCTTTTGCGACATGAACCGCCTGCATCAAATCCTGCTCAATTTCCATAAACCTCTCCTGTCCTGTTTTTCAAATAATCTTTCCACGCTAACTGCGTTTTTGTTTTCGCCTTCCACCGGGGGTCGCTAACCTCCGGAACGCTATCCCAAAAATATTCGCATATTTCAGAAGCCTCATCATTACTTGGCACCCACCCATTTTCATCATCAGGAATAATTGGCACACAAAAACTCAAAGGAACCGCCCGGTGCAACTGAATAATATCTGCCGCATAAGGATCGCCAAACTCATCAATAGATATAAATATTTCTTCCCATGTCTTTCCTTCCGTGTAACCTACCCATCTAATTTCAATATTCCCGCCAAATCTAAATAATATTCTCATTTCACACCGCCACAAATGACATTTCAAATGACTCAAAATTTTTCAAATCATCGACAAACATATACCTACAATCCACCTTCTCGACAAAGCCGTCAATATTGTCACCCTCACGCGCAACGAATGATTTCCTGCCGCGCCAGAAGTCTTGCTTGTCTTCCCAGCCAAGTAACCAGATCCTGTCATCTGACAGGTAGGTGAACACATAGGTGTCTGTGTCCTGATCTCGCTGCGAAAGTGGGACACGGATCATGTAATTAGGTTTAGGCTTGCCAACTGACTTCTTGGTCTTGACATCAACCCGGCTACTCATAACCTCAAAATCGTGATCAAAAGAATCTTGGGCAACGTAATCAAAGCCAAGCCCCGAATCTATCAGATACCGACCGAAGGCCAGCTCACCGATGGTCCCGGCTACCTGACCCTCCCCGCATTCTTTTATCGTGGTTGAGTTGAACTTCTCACCCGTTGCCATTTTCTCGGCATGGTCACGCCATTCTTGTTTTACAATATAGTCGATCATTGTTCTCTCCCGGTAGGCCACGGCACTGACACGCCAAACTTGTTCGCTAAGTGCCTGTTCAAGACTTCATAAACTTGCACATATTCAGATGTTGTTGGCTCAGTGGTTGATTCTTTTTGAACCATTGCCGCCTGTATTGGTCGCCACAGAAATTCTTTTGCCAAGTCAAGATTCCACGGTATTTCCACTTCAGGCTTTAGCACTTTTTTCATATCCCAGCCAGCGTCATTCAGTTCGCCAGCTACCTGACTGAGCCACAGGTGCATGGCATTGTTCTGAGCCTGACTTCGCTTCTTGCCGATTACCCATGTGAATGTCACATATTTGTGATCTTCAAATAACTTTTCTGCGTATTCTAAGAACTGATCTTTTGTGAACTCGCTGTTCACCACCCATCTTCTCCCGGTAGTATCCATCTTATTTTCCCGCCAAGTCGTATACAGTGATTTCCAGCGCATCAGCTATCTTCACTGCCAGTGATAGTTTTACGTCCCTGCTCTTGCTGACCCAGTGAAACCTCTGCTGTGACATGCTCAATTTTTCAGCCATGTAGGAATGCTTGATCCCCCTGTCTGACAATATTTTTCGTAAATTTTCACCAAAATTCATAAGGTACTCCAATTGCCCCCCGAAGGGGGCGTTAGTGACTAGAACGGTGGGCTACTCAGATCAAGATCATCGTCAAACGCTGGCGCTGGCTTTGAAGACTTTGCGGGCATTGCGTCTTTGGCGTTTACCGAAAATGACAGCTTGGGGGCTTTGGGATTCGATCCGTCACCGCGCCATGCTGACACCCAGTATTCTTTGCCTTCAACATTTAAGCTGCCAGTAAAGTCAGGATGTTTCTCCGTTGCTTTCTTTTCGTTAGTCCAGATAGCTCCGCGATTGCTGTTGTCGTACTCACTCATGCTTCATCTCCGTGGTTGTAATATAAGTATTTAACTTGCTGATTAATGGCTTTCAAGCTGGCATTCCATGCCACTATCCAGACCTGTTGAATCGCTTCATCTTCGTCCTGCCACCGAAGCCCAGTGGTTTGTTCATAAACATATTCAAGCATTTCCATCTTATCCCGCCATAAAATCGTGTGCTGATTTTTCAATTAGCTCGCAGGCCATCTCAACCTGTTCTGCTAGCTTGTCGATGAACTTTTGATCGCGCTCAACACGGACCAAAAGTAGCGTCATGTCTGGGTGATATGCGAGAAAGTCGCACCAATCCCTGTCCGTGATCCACATCTGACCCTGCACCTGCGCAATGTACTTGCTCGGCAGCTTGTTGCCTGCCCGCAAATAACTGACCATCGTGTGCGCCATCGGACACTTTATTTCGAGAAGCCCGATACCGCCAACTAAGCCGTCAGGTGAGCAGCCCGCCTCTAAATCATCGTGCTTGCAAAACCCGATGTCAAAAACAGATTCACCGGACACTAACTCATAAACTTCTTTTGCCAATGGCTCCAGATCAGTTCCGCGCTGCATCGCTTCTGACACATAAACGCTTGCCTGTTTTCCCGTGATTCTTTCGGCAACCAGTTCATCGATGTATGTCATAGCTGTTGCTGATGGCTTGCCCGTAGGTGTAATCAACTTGTGAAAGCTGGACGCGCTGGGGCAACCCAGACGCGCCTGAAACCAACCTTCTGTTCTCTGCTCGTGTTCAGTGACTCGCATTGTCAGCCTCCATGCGCTGTAATTTTTTCTCAAGAATTGACACGGCGTTCTGATACTGACCAGCGGTCATCTCAGATAGAGAATTGACTTTGAAGTGTCGAGTAAAAGAATCGTACTCAGTCTCGCTGGCCTCCATCAGATTAACAAGATTATCAACCTGATCTTCTGTCAGTGGCTTTTTGAGTTCAGCCGCCTCTGGCGCGGTGAGTTCTTCATTTTTGTAAACGTGCAAGCCTAAACCCAGCAACGAACAACATTTGACTAAACATCTCATGCGATTGTCAGATATTTCCCTGCTATTTGGATTTATAATTGCTTGGTTCTTATGATTCATCACAGGCAACCACATTGTGCGGACAACCTTTTTTTCTGCATCGGTAGAGCAGGTAACTGTGATTGTGCAGGAAACTTCCATTGACCCATCAGGAAAGACGGTTGATTCGTTAAAAACAAATTCACTGCAAGGATATACATCCATCAGTAATTGCCAAGCATTTGCCCAAGACAGGTATTTTAATCCGCCCTTGAGTTCTATGAACTCGGAACAATTGATGGCACTCAGATTATGCCA